AGGTAGCAATTGATGCGTGGTGGAACGCCTCCGATGGCGAATACATTAACGGTGTTTGGACCCCGAATAGGTCTGCTCAGCTCGCCGCTGCTCTGGAGGCTGTTGCGGGTCAGGGCGAATGCGTGGAGATTGTTACCGCCCCTGGCTTTTGCGAGATTGACGCTGTTCTGCGAGTCAGCGACATACTCGCCATCGCCGCCGAGCTGCGCGGTGACACCAACACACAGGAGAACAACTGATGGCGACGATCTCTGAAAAGTACATCGGCAACCACGAAGTACACACTTCCCCACGCGGCGCTAGATACATCATCACCGACGATGGCCGCAAGCTCTACATCTCAAACAACAACAAACCCTACCGTCGCAGCTTCAAACCATGCCCTGGTGCATTCGCTCGTTTTCTAAATGCACAAAAATGAGTAACGCAAATTCAAACTTAGAACCCCGGCTTCTAGAGACTTGGCCTCCCGCATTTCACCCCGCTCCTTACGGAGAGATTGCAGCGCAAGTTGACGACCCACAAAACTTTATCAACAAGCTGTATAGGGCCATGCTCGAAGCGCGGCCTTATTTCCCTGGTGACACCAATTACACAGGGCTCTGCCTTGATTCAGTGATGGAAAAGCTCGAAGAAATGGGCGCTACTACGGAGTTTAACGATGACTGACAAACAAAAACTTGAACACCTTCTTTCTAAGATCCAAGAAAGAGCAAACTACAAGCACTGTATTGATGACTGTGGTGATGACTACAACCCCGGAGAATGTAAAAATTATGACGATGCTTTTGAGGATGGGAGTGGGTACGGTGCGGTTGAGTTTGCCCGTGAACTGCTTCGGTATATTGCTGACAAACCTGAAGCCCAGTAGTCACCTTCACTACTCGTATTCTCGATAAGCGCCAATTATCGAAAATCCGAGTAAATGCGGTTTATTATGACGTTTTATGGCTGGGCAATAATTGGCTAGACCGCTGACTGGTAGGGAGATCATCATGCGCTATCTGCGTTATGAGATCTCCCGTGCCACCACGGCAGACCTGCAGCGAGCAGCAGAGTTTTTGGAGGATGCACGACTTGTACGGAAAGGTTGTACAAGTCAGAGACGTGCAGCGCGTAAGGCCCAGGCAGAAGGGTGGCGGAAGCATGTGGATGAGTCGATTGCTTGGTAGCACATTGCTAGACTGTTGACTAGTAATGAGACGAAAAGGTGGCGATCAAACATGGTAATAAGACGTATTTGCAGATCTTGTTGGATCCGCATCGCGCTGAATTGCTCATGAATCTGGCTGAGGGGTTGAAGGTACGCCCCACCAGCTGGATTCGTGATGTTGTCTACAAGGAGCTGGAGCGTTGTATTCCGTCGCAGGCGTATGAGAAGGCGCTTGAGGCGGATAAGGCTGCGTGGCAGGATTCGGTGCGGCGGCGTGTTGAGGGCAGAGCGAAACTCAAAAAAGACGCACCAGACAGCTAGCGGTTTGCCCACAATCCAGGGCTATTGTGCTATTGTGGGCTCGTCGCAAATCAAACCATGCGCTACGCCCTCTCAATTTCAAACAACGTCTATTTAGGGGCTTGCTATGAAGCCACGGGCAGTGGAATCATGATGACAGACAAGCCGGAAGATGCTTGTTCTTATGTCACCTTGGACAAAGCTTTGGCGGTAGCTGCTGCCATAGCACCTAACTTGGGCAAAGTTCCTTGCGTCGTGGAAGTCAACTACTGAAATGGAAGGCTTCAGCGCGTACCTCAAGGATATCGGCAAATATCCTCTGCTCAATAAAAACCAGGAAATCTTGCTGGCACGTCAAGTTCAGGCTTGGGTGCATGGCGTCAACCTCACTCCCCGTGAACAGAAGCGGGGTGAGCGTGCGTACCACAAGCTCATTAACTGCAACTTACGGTTGGTTGTATCGATCGCCAAGCGGTACACCAACAAGTGCAAGCGGGCTGAGTTGTTTGACTTGGTTCAAGAGGGCAACATGGGTCTTGCTCATGGCATCAAGAAGTTTGATCCAGAGCGTGGTTATGCTCTTTCCACTTACGTTTACTGGTGGATTCGGCAGAGCATCACTCGTTACCTCAGCACTTATGACAGGGTTATTCGGCTGCCGTCCCACGCAGTTGAGTTGTTGGGGAAGCTGCGAGCGTGGACGCCAGTCTTTGAAAACGCTCACGGCAGAAAACCTACGATTGAGGAATGCGCCGAGTACTGCAAGACCAGTCCTGTGCGGATGAAGGAGTACATCGATAAGTCGAATGATGCGATTAGTTTGGATGCGAAGGTTAGGTGTGCTGAAGATGATGTCGCGTTGATTGATAGTGTGTCGTGCGGCACTGATGTTTTGGAAGATGTTAGCTGGAGTATTGATGTAGAAAAGTTAGACAGCAGTTTGTCTGGTTTGTCTGAGCGTGATCGGTTTATTGTTGAGGAGGTGTATGGGATTGGTACGGGTTCACCTAAGACGTTCCAGGCGGTTGCGAAGCGGTTGGGTATATCGCGGGAGAGAACTAGAAATCTTTTTCATACAGCTATTCGTAAACTTCAGATGAAGCACAGGTTATGAGTGATTGTCCTAAATGCGGGTGCAAGCAAAGCATCATGGTGCTTGTTAGAACTGATACGAATGGGCTGAAGGTTCGTCGGCGCAAGTGTAAACAATGTAATTACAGGTACTACACTGCACAGCCGCCAGAGCAGGTGATTAGTAAGTATCAGTTGGAGTGGAAAGGCTCATCTAGTACCCATAATGAGAGGGTCACGTTTAAGGGTGTTTGTGAGCGTATCTCTGGTTTGGACGACGCCGGAAGCTGAGCGGTTGATTGTCAAAATGGCGCGGGTCAGTAACCCCTCTAATGAAGAGAACTGGGAGACTGGGCCGCGTCTTTTAAAGTACTTGATTAAACATAAGCATTGGTCGCCGTTTGAGATGGCCTCAATGTGCGTCAAAATTGAGACTGAGCGAGACATCGCAGCGCAGATCCTGCGGCATCGCTCGTTCTCGTTCCAGGAATTCTCTACTCGTTACGCCAAAACCAAGCCTGCTGAGATTCCATGGTTTAGGCGGCAAGACTTTGATAACCGGCAGAACAGTATTAACGACATTCATCCTACGCGCCAAGATGAACTGCAGAAGAAAGCTGGGCGGTTGATTGCTGATAGCTTCTTTCTTTATGATCAGATGCTTGAGATGGGTGTGGCTAAAGAGACGGCCAGGCGCATCTTGCCGATGTGTACGCCGACTTCGATGTACATGACTGGTACGTTGCGTAGTTGGATTCATTACATTCAGGTTCGTGCCAGTGAGGAGACGCAGCTGGAGCATCGCCGTATTGCGATTGGGTGTCGAGAAATCTTGAAAACTGCGTTTCCGATCGTGGCGGAGGCTGCTTTCGGTAAAGTTTAGTTATGCAACAGTCCTCGATCCGCATTGAAAAGTTGGATACGGGAATGTACCGAGTGTGTACACCCCAGCAGGGGTTGTGCGTGGAGACGTGGGATGAGGTGAGGGCGCAGGCTGTTGCTGCTGCGCTTCATTGTTCAAGCCATTCTGAAATGCGGGCTTCGCGGGCTTCGGTCCAGTAAGTGCGCTCGCGGTACCATTCGCGCCAGTCATGACCGGATTTGTGGCTGTTGCAGTTGAAGCAGCAACCGACGAGGTTTCCGGCTTCGGTTAGGCCGCCTTTACACTTGGGGATAACGTGGTCGAGTGTGGCATTCTTGCCGAGTGGTTCGGCGCAGTACGCGCAGCAGTAGTTCCACTCTTTGAGGATTCGGTCCCGAAAGCGTATCTTCGCTTTCTTTCTCGGGACCAGTTCGGTCTCATCAATCTGATGATCCATACAGTTGAGAGGTAAACGTCTGCACTAGACTCACTCAACTGTTCAAATTGTAACTGGTTTAATTAGTCCTTAATAACACGGCAAGCTTTACTGTAATACTTCATTCTATCTTCGAGGCCGTTGTAACCACCGTTTAAGACCCTGGTAACTTGGTACACATCTTGGCTCTTGCATACTTCGTCCCACTTGTTCTCTTGAATCCAGCAAACTGCTGAGAGAAACGGGTATGTGTCGGCAATGTACTCTGCGCCAAGCTCCATCACCTTATCGTCGCGCATCCCGTTGCGTTCGAGCCAGGTGCTAAAGCGCTGGTAGTTGTAACGGCCAGTCAATTGGATTACACCGCCACCTTTGTATCTAGGCCCATCGCCAGGATGAACATTGCCTAGGTCACTGCGGCCTTCGTATGCTTCGCCGGTTGCCAACTCATGCAACCAGCGGTAACGACCAGTTTCGTGGCATGTCTGAGAGATCAAATGCCGCCGTTGGTTCAAACTTGTCATGTCTGTAACACGCACCAGCATGTTCAGATCATTCATGAACTTATCGTCAAAATCAGACGGCTTCCAGCCTGAAATCTCAGCAACTTGCTCGCGGGTGATGAGCCACTTTTGTGGTTGTGGCGCTACCGCAGATGTCCAGGTGTCGTACCAAGCGGTTCCTTTCGTAAGGATGTAAGGATCCAGTGCGTTGATCTCATCCTCCAGCTCTTGAATAGCGGCGGTTTGATGCCCCAGCTTTTTGTAATACTTGAACAGGTCAAGCAGTCGGATCGGTTTCGCGCTCATTGGCCCATTCATAACGGATGGAGATTGGCCCGCCAAGGGGTGTTGTACCTGGGTCACTGCTTTCCACAACCACCGTACGAGGACCGGTGCTTGGCTGGCTAGCGTGCCAATCCTCGATCTCAGCGTCGAGCCTTGGCCTTAGCGTCGCCTCGAACTTGCGGCGGTCGATGGCACGCTGCAGATCCTGCAACGGTGAACGTGTGTCGAACTGCCACAGCCAGCGACCGTCGGCGGGGGTCAGCCCTTTTTTGCTTTGAGGCTGCGCAGCGCATGGAACACCAGCTGGATCACGCTGTTGTCACGCAGGGGCGACAGGGCGATGATCTCAGATGCGGCGGCGATCACGATCCAGGTGATCGGGGAGGCGAGGATTGCTTCGATGTGCATGAGAGTAGATAGCTCACGCCTCAACTCTAGCGATCCTTGCTTTCAAGCAATGTGATCCTGTTGCCATGCTCATCGAGCTTTGTGTAGATCGTTTTTCGATCTTCCTTCATGTCCTGGTGTAACTCTTCGAGCTTGCCAGCGATGGATTCAACAGCAGATGTGAGCCTGATTACAGCTTCACGGGATTCTGTGTTGCGCTTGGCGGCACCTGAAAGGGTCATAATCGCCCCAGTGCCGCCGACGCCTAGTAACGCACCGAGGGTCGCTGCTATTAACTCAATCACAGTCGGTCCTCGATGCCTCCTGATTCAGTTTAGCTGTACCGTCCGCTTGCGCGTGCCCAGTCGGCATCCCAGACCTGTTCAGCGGTGCGACCGGAGACGGAGAGGTTTTCGACGTAGATGCGGGCGATGTCCGATGCACTTTCAGCCCGGAATCGCCACTTCCAGGCGCTGTTTAGTTGGATGCCGTTTGCGTCAGTACCGTGAGACATCGATTGATAGCTTCCAGGCGTGCCGTTGTTCAGCACGCGACGAATGCGCCAACTGCCAGAAGATTTCGTCCAGTGAACTCCATAGCGATTCATGGTGCCGAGAGTCACTGAGGGGAAATTCACTATGTTAGCGTTTGCATTGTTATCTCCTGCGGCAGGGTGATGCCAAGCAACAGATGTTGTATTGTTGCCGCCGTAGATAACGAACGAGTGCGTGTTGACATTTAGATCTCCAGCGCCTTTTGTGCTCAGCTGTGGAAAAGCGGAAGTGACGTCACGCGACATCCAAAAGCTGACGGCATAATCAGCAGTTGGATCAGAGAAAATGTCGTCGTAGTTATCTTCTACTTGCAGCCCTGGGAAAGCTGTAGTTGAGATTCTGCCGGTTGCAGAGTCGTAAGTCGCTGCGATGTTTGCGTCAACGCCGTCGCCAACGCCTGCAACATTAGGATCAGCAAGAGAGAAAAACGTATCTCCAGCATTGATTGTCCCGGCCTGCGACGGCCAAGTGCCTACATTTTTCCAGTCGTAAAGCACTCGATCACCAGCTCCGGTCAAAGCCGTGCCAGGCAGAACTGGATCCTTTCGCAGGATCGGCAGCGTGGCGTCCGTGAACGCGGTGCTGAGGCGGGTGATAAGGGTCATGATGGAAGCCTTAATGATTGGATTTTACTGCTACCAACCACGGCGCAGTAATTCCTGGCCGATGAGGTAGCCCAGAAATTGGCGACCATGAGCGTAGGTTGAATGGGCAGAGTCTCGTCGGCCAATCCGGGGCGATGATTTGCGAGCGATGTCATAGGCGCTGCCTTGGTAAGTGACGCCGCCAACAACACCGGATCGACCTTGCGCGATTGGTGCTCCCCAAAACAGCCCGCCAGTGCCAGCGAGCGTTTGGTAACTGTCGCTGGTGCCGGTGACGCGGATCCAGATTCCTTGGCCCGTGGTTGTCGGCAGCGTATGCGACCCGCCGAACATTGCTTCCTGCGCTGCGTCGTGCGTGGCGTCTCCAGTGGTCAGCAGCAGCACGTAGAGCGTGCTGCCATCAAGCCACAGATCGCCGTCCATCAGCGGATCACCGCCGCTGTAGGTGCCAGATGTTGGAGCGCCTGCAATCGCGCCGGAGCCCATTTGGATGAAAGTCTTTTCCCAGCCCTGCTGATAAAACGTCAGGTAGTTGGCCTGATACCAGCTCTCAGCCTTGACCCACACTTCACGAGCAAGATCGTAGAAGTTTTCAGGGTACGCTTCCGCTGCGAGGCGAGCATACAGCCGCTTAGTGTTCCATCCTCCGCTCCCCTCATAATCTCCAGTGCCGGGCCACATCTGGTAGCTTGTGATGAGGTACTTTCCATGCGGATGCTTTTGAGTATCCGCAAAAGCTTGATACTGAGCCAGCTTTTCCATGCTCAAGGTGAAGCCAGGCGTGTGGTGTTGATTGGGCCACCAGATCGGATTGTAAGACTCGTTTGTGTTGGGGCTTGTGTTGCCATCACCGCCTAAAACTCCTGGATCAAAATCGAAGATGTTGATGCAGTGCTTGAGCTGCACCTCTCCAATGCCACTGATCGAGGCTGTATTGCTCGGCGTGATTTTTGGCCGTTCGTAGACTCGCACATTGCCAGAAATGGTGCTGCCGTTATCCATGCTGAGCTTCACGATATTTGTCGCCATATCGACATCTACAATCTTCGTACCACTGCTTAACCCCTTGGCAATGATGAAGTGACCGGGTGCAACTCCAGCAACGCTGGCCAGGGTGAGCGTTGTTTGACCGGGTGATGTTGCGCCTGTGACTGTCGTGTCAAGAACAACAGTGGGAGCTGCCGATATGAACCCATCATCGGTTTCATCTGCGATGATGCTTGCCCAATCAGTTGCGCCCGTATTGTCTGGGTTAAACGCCCTCGGTAGGTTCGTAGCAGCGCCGGAATAATACGGCACGCCTTTTAATCCTTTGACGTACACATGGTTGAGAGTCCCAAGCGTGGTTTGATTATGAATTGTCTTTGGCCACAAATCATCAATTTTGACTTGCTTACCTGATTCGATTTTGGGGCGTTGAATCTTGTATGCGTCTGCCGCTGTAGATAGCGCGAGAGGAACATCGGTCATGATGGTTATCACATCATTCGCGGAATCAACATCCGTCACAACTGTATCGACAAAGAGACCAGAGCCCCTGATGTAATCACCTTCTTCTATATCGGCAGCATTGCCCGTAGCTAGTTGTATGGTGTTCGTTCCTTGGCTGACGACAGTTACGGTTTTGACATCCCAATAGATGCGGCCAGTAACAGGAATTGCACCAAAACGAGCCAAGATGGAGCCGTTGTCAATCCCACCTGTAGAGCGGGTGAGCATCTGACGCCCCGACTCAAGCTGCTCCAGCAGCGTAGTGTTGCTGATGTCGTCGCTGATCGAATCACCCCACTTGACGATGATTCGATTCGCGTGACCGTCAGGGCTGCTGAAGGCCCCAGTCGATTGATCGTAGTCGATGCCTTTTGCGCTGTCGCCAGAAACCTGAGCGCGAACATCAAGATGGGCAGAAAGTGTCTGCCCTTGAATCGTCAGCTCATCGAAATCTGCTTTTGGGAAATACTGCTGGCCAGATGGCAAAATGGCGCGAGAAATTCGGTTGTTACTGTCCAGCTCAACTTGCACATAAGCGTCATAGGTTTTGTCTTTTTTCGCGGCAACTGCCCCGTTAATATCAAACGATCCGTCATCCTTAAGGCCATATCCAATGCGGTCGCTAGAGTCTAGGACTGCTTGATAATAACCCGATCCCTCTGTATAGTTGTCATCTTTTTTTGAAGACGACCCACTGATAAATAAACTGGAGTTAGTCCTAATTGGCTCTTCTGCAGTCCATGCTTGATTCGCTTCATTCCATTCAAGCTTGACGTTATCTGCCGTACCGCGATCGACTTCAATACCTGCGCTGCCTAATGAAACCCCACTGCCTGTTTCGCCTTTGTTGAGAAGAATTGTGTTATCTTCAATAGCAAGTTCGGTTACGTCAATAGTAACGGTCGTGCCTTGAACTGTTAAATCGCCCTGAATGGTGACATCGCTCTCGAAAATGCCGTTGCCTTCAACAGTGCTGTTGCCTTGAATAGTGCTGCTGCCTTCAACAGTGTTGTTGCCTTGAACAGTGTTATTACCTTGAACAGTGTTGTTGCCTTGAACAGTGCTGTTGCCTTGGACAGTGCTATCACTCTTGAATTCTACGGTTCCATCATTCTTGATACCCCACGCAATACGTCCATTTACATCAACTTCGACCCGTGCATACACTGATCCGTCTGTAAAGCTAATATCTTCTTGAACCCTTGCGTCGTCTAAGTTAATGTTGCCACTTGGCACGTCAAAAGTACCATCATCCTTAACTCCATATCCAATACGGCCAGCGGAATCGAGAACGGCATGGCTATAGCCTGATCCATCTGTATAGCTCTCATCATCCTCAACCTCGGCACTACCAATCCGTAGCGGATTAAACGTATCGTTTAAGAATGCAGCGGCGAAACGTGTTCCCGTTGCAAACGTAACATTGCTTGTGTAGCTTTGAGCTGACTCGAAGCTGTACGTGCTGCCGCTGCGGCTTAGCGTTCCATACACCGTACCGAGCACACCTGTGATGCTGGTGCCGTCTGTCAGATAGGACGAATCAGCAACGCTAACGGTGATCGGGCCGGTGCTGCCAGCGGTAAGCGTTGCCTGTGCTGACAGCAGAACAGATGCAGTGCCTTCAACCAGCTCAAACACTCGCTGCACTTCGGCGACCACCTCGCTCCACAGCGCTCCACCCATCAGCGTGCTGCTGATCGTGCCCCAGCCCAGTGCGTAGTCACCCGCGCCGGTCTTATACAGCACCTGCTGCGTATCCCCGCCTGGCAGCATGGTGACACGGTTGACCGTGCCATCAGTCTTTTTCAGGTAAATATGACCGTCAGCTGCTTGAATCGCAAGCTCACCCAAGCTCAATTCAGCTGGTTCAGGAGCGTCACCAGCCGAAATCGAGTGCTTATGGATAATGATGTCAGTCATGGAAGCGCTCCTGTCGGTTTCATTCTACTCAGGCCCCTCAAGCAGCTCAATATCCTGCACCGTAACAAATGTCGCTGAGCCTGTAATCACCTCAGTAGCAGCAGTGCTGACTGCTGTTGATGTGATGAGGATGTTGGCGCGATAGAACAAGTCACCAGGCTCGATCACCCGGTCAGCGTAAAAGCCCCTTGGTTCTTCACCTTGGATCATCCAAAACTCGGCCTCTGCTTGCGCTTGGCCAGCTGTCTCCAGCAGCAGGCGCATCAGGTTGCTCGTGCCGGATCGCGCCATCAGCTGATACGCCCGTGGCGCTGGCTCCACTCCGGTGACGCTTGCGTTGTTGTAGTTGCCTGTGGTGTCAGGACTGTTATCTGTAATGCTTGCGTCAATGTATGTTGTTACATCAGGTGAGTCCGTCCACAGCACTGCATTTTGATAATTGGGGAGGCTGATGATCGTCGCATTTTTTGAATCGTAGGTTTCGCGATCCACCAGAAAATCAAACGTACCACCGCCTTTAATAATTGACTTTACGCCATCAAAAAACTTGTCGCCAAGACCTGTGGTGTCTATCTCTTGTGCGTCAAGGTTTATTGTCCAATTCGTGAGGCCACATTCAAGCCGCCAATCATTCACGAGTCGGATTTCGAGCGTGTCAGTTGGTTGAATCGCATCGAGGATTTCGCGGTCTGCCTTGATGTTGCGTAACGCTGAATTGCGGTTCCGATAAAAGGCAATGCGGTTAAGTTGATCGACGCTGATGTAAAGCTGATTTTTGTATGGCGTAGATCCTAATGCTGCTGGATACGGCTCGGTGTAGTCAACCATTTCTAGGTTGTTGCGCCACTCGAATGGGATGTCCGCAACATAAGCCGGAACCAATCCAACGCTCGAAGGTGACGCATTCGGCCAGTTGGTCGTTGATGCGATCTCTACAAGATCACCATTCCTGAAGCCGGGCTTCGCCAGTGTGTATGTTTTTTGCGCTTTGTTGATGTTTGCGTGCTGAACCACCTCCGCTGCTGGAGCGGATCTTTTTATGACAATCCTGCCATTGGTGCCAAGGACTGCCATTACGTTGAGGAGATAATCAAGTCACCAGTAAACGTAAATGCAACGTTTGTGCTTGTGACATCACCGACGGTCACGGTTGAACCAACGCTTGTAATTAGCACGCTGCCGGAGATCGTTTTGCCTGTGGTCAACGTCAGCGTTGCGGTGATAGCGCTTTGCGAATCTGTGTTGATCTTGGCGTAAACATCATCAAGCAAGCTGTTTTCGTATAGCAAAGTTGCGCTACCTGTTGCACCACGCAAGCCTGTGACGTATGTCCTGCTGGACTCACCTAAATTCGTGGTTTCCAGTGTATCGCGTGAAATATCAATACTTGCATCACGAACCACCACCGCCGAGTCGAGTCCGGTGATCGAAAAACTGCCCGTAGTGCTGGTGACTGCCATGAGGGTTGCCTTTTAGCTCAGTCTA